ATTCCCTGCACCTGCAACAATAGTGATGCTGTTCTTTGCGTCTACTCCCTCTAGGGCATTTGTTCTTAGTGTACTCATGCCAAGTCTCCTAATACTTCTAGGCTATTATGATTTGCATCAACTTGTGTTACATTAGGACTAGCGTTTGATTCAAAACTATCGCATATTACACTACCAGTAGCATATGTGTGTGGATTAAGTCCGTACAATGTGGCACTTGCATCTACATGATTACAACTCGTTGGAACACAATAGTTAGCATTTGACATATCGTTAGCAAATGTTGTTGTAAAATTTCCAGTGCCATTATCTGTTAATCCACTTATGTTAAATGAATCACTAGCTGTAGTAGAAGCACAGGTATACTTTACCCAAACCTTTGCCAACCCCTGCTGTAAGTTGGTAGTTGTAGAGTTACCCTCTCCTGTGACGGCAATAGACCCTGCTGTTGATGTGCCTGTGAGTGTGTTTGTTTTGAGAGTTGCCATTATGCCAAGTCTCCTGATACCATTGCACAGTATTCAGAATCTTGCCCACCACTACCAGATGTATAACGAACAATAGAAAAAGCACTTGTTGTAATAGGAACATTCCAACCAGAAACAGCTTTAGCTCCTGCCATACCCCCTGTAGCGTGCCAAGAACCATCTGTATCATACTCTGAATGAACAATAGCATAATCATTATTGCCCATGTTTGTTGTAAATGTATTTAAGGTTTCTCCTGTTCTTACATCTGCAATACTACTTTGATTAAAGCTATCAAGAGTGCTTATACCACTTTCTTGATTTACAGTACACCATGCTTTATTGAGTCCCTGCTGTAAATTAGTGGTAGTAGCACTACCCTCACCACGAATACTTACCTGACCAGAGGTATCTATAGCCATGCTTGTAGTATTATTCGTATGCTTTATGTTTTGTACTAGAAGATTGCTCATAGTATTGCTACGTTTCCTCCAGAATTAATCGTCAGAGTTATACCACTTGCTATAGTCAAAGGGCCTGTCACGTTAGCATTTTCTGTAGCTTCTATTGTTGTATTCACATCAAGTGTCTGAGCATTGGTTCGAAACATACCACCATTCTTGAACGTGCCTTTATTCTGTGTAGGTATCGTAATACTTGTGTCCGTTGCACCAAGATAGATAACAAAGATATTACCTGTACCAGTTGATGGAGCTTCTGTAAATGTAAGGCTTGTGCCATTTGGTACAGTAAATGCGTCTACACTCTCTTGTATTACACCGTCAACGCTGACTATTATGTCCTCTTGAGTAACAGTCTGGTTTAACGTAAAGACCGTTGTAGAGTTATTTCCGTTGAACTCCTGCGTAGCAGGTCTTGATGAAAAACTAGAACCAACTTGACTACCAATATATGGCATAACTCCTCCTATGTGCTAATAGCATCCACCACAGAAACCCAAACATCTGCACTGCTTGCCGTATTGCTTTTTATTTTTAGTACATCACCAGACTGCATTACAACCTTTGCTCCACCGTCTAATATCTGTAGTGCTGATCCTGCAGGTATAGGTGCATCTTTAATTAGATGATGATCAACAGAACTTACGGTAATGTAAACCTCAACTGTAATCTGCGAGGAGGTTACATTTGCCACCATAATACCAACTATAGCGTCATCTGAGTCTGCTGTTCGTAAAGTCGTGGCTCCTGTGCCTACACCGTTGGCTATGTTTCGTTCAAAGTCCTGTGCCATATCCTCTCCTTTACAATGCTATCGCCATCGCTGTGGCAAATCCTTTAGTGGCTGCATCAACGTATGTTTTAACATCAGATGCAGGAACAGATTTCATTGTGCCACCATCATTAACGATTATACCATCACTGTCAGCTATTGTTATAGAGCCACCTACAGATGTACCACCATCAAGCAAGTTTACTTCAGCCGTTGTAGCCGTAACTCCATCTAATATGTTTAACTCTGAGGCAGTAGCTGTAACTCCATCTAATATGTTTAACTCTTCTGGAGTTGACGTAATCTGTGTTGTACTAGCCGCTGCAAGAACTGGCAACGTACCTGATTGATTAGGCAGACTTATTGTTCTGTCGGCTGTAGGATCAACCGTTGTAAGTGTTGTTTCGTGATCGTTAGCTGTAGAACCCTCAAACACTAAAGTGTTCTGGACGTTTATGGTTGTGCTGTCTACTGTTGTGGTTGTGCCACTAACGGTAAGATTACCTGTAACTGTAAGATTATCGTTTACTGTTGTCTCTGATGTCGTATGACCTATAGATATGGCAGTTCCTGATACACCTGTGCCTATCGCCACAGACTCACCACCATCCCCTGTATCTACAACAAGATAGTTATCTGATCCTTGTTTTATTGTAAACGCTGTCGCTGAGTTGTCAGATACGGCCACGTTTATATCTGTGCCATCTGGACTGATAGAATCTATAGCTATATCGCCTACGTTAGTGATATTATTGTCACCAAAACTTACATTGTCTCCAAATGTTTTGTTTGTTAGTGTATCTGTTGTAGCTTTTCCTACTAAAGTGTCATCAGCCACAGGTAAAGTTAAAGTTATATTTGAACCACCAAAAGTACCATGTGCAGGTGCTTGTAGTTGAGCATAGTGTGCATTACTAGACTCACAGTAAAATCTCACATAAGATTGAGAGCCTGAGTTTTTAATAGATATGCCACCTGACTGCATATCAATACCATTTGAGCCATCTATTCTTACAACACCAGTTCCGTTTGGTGTCAAGGCAATGTTACCGTTTGATGTAGATACAAGACCATTACCATTTACATCTAAGTCACCACCTAACTGAGGAGTGGTATCATTTGCAACCTCCATAAGAGAGGTGCCGCCAGAAGATATTAATGAACCACTTGCGTTCAAGAACGCCATCTTAGAAGCAGGAGTAGTTATGAATACGTCTTTAGTTCCTGAACCAAAGTTAACAGCACTATTACTGTTTGAGCTAGATATAGGAGTTGTTCTAGCAAGAGTGTTTGGTGATCCAGTTGAAAACGTACCTAAACCAACTTCAAAGTCACCATTAGTATTATCAACAATAGCATAATAGGTGGTATCAGAATTAGATAGATTAGAAGCAAAAGTTTCAAAATTAGCAACTGCACCTGCCAAGTCGATTGTGCCTGTGCCTGTTGTAATTGTCGTTTCACGAACTCTATCTGCAATCTTTAATGCCATTATGCTATCCTTATTATTGCGTTACTTGAATCTCCAGATGGGAACACAACAGTGAAGTCACCAGAAGATGCTGACTTGTCAGCACCAAAGTCTAAAACACATACAGCAGGATTAGTGAGACTAGAATTAGCCTTATCGTTAGCACTTGGGGTGCTATTGTATATTAAGGCTCCCCTTGCAGTTAGGGTCACAGAGCTAAAAGTCTCGTCATCAAAATCCATGAACGCTGTTGTTCCACTAGTGTTAGGAAAGGTTGCATCTACTGTATTTAATGGTTGTCCACCTGTGGGTGCGCCACTTCCTGATGTAACCTCATTGCTTGTTGAAAAAGCTGTTGTACTAGCATCTAATGATGCACTAGATGAAAATAAAGCAATCTTAAACGTATCGCCACCTGAGTGTCTAAAGTCATGCACACCTAGTAATAACTGCTGTTTAAACGATGTACACATTGCCTGTGATATAGCCATTATAGTCTCCTTATGTGTTCTGCAAGTTTTTCATATCCTGCGTCTTTGATAGCATTGTAAACTGTTGTTCTGTCTGATTTTATAGCTTCTTTCATATAAAACGCTATAACTTTTTCCAGATGTTCTTTAAAAGCTCTTGCCTGTTCTCTAACTTCTGGAGTGGCTTTATCGCTTACCTCTACTATTTTATCAGCACACCTTTTAGCAACTTCCTCTGGTGTAAAGCCTCTGTTATTCGTTGTGTGTACATCAACTATGGGTGTTTTGGGTAATTCCATTAACATTACATTATCCTTGGTTCACCGTTTCTGTAACTATCTCTTTTGTTTCTGCCATCAGCAAGTTGCTGTAATCCTGCCATAGCCTCATCATAGCGTGTTTTATAAAATGATATTATATCAGCTTCACCCTTCATGAATGTGTAAGCCTCTACCAATGTGCCATATAACAAAGTTGCCTCTGCATTATCACCAAGCCATGATGTAGAGGATGTCACTATTGATGGTGGATCGTAGTAGTAGTGCAGTTGCACTGTGTATGTAGAATCTGGGGTGGGAGCTATAAGAAAGTTATCCCCATCAAACAAAGAATAATACACAGGCAATCCTGATGTTGCTGTAGCAGGGTATGCCTCTCGTATAAAGTTTACGTCTTTTGGGAGTAAGAATGAATAATTACTACTGCCATCTACAACAGCAATAGAGAATACAGCCAAGAAATCTGTTGGCTTTGCTAAGAACCTATTACTCGTAGTCAGGGATGTTGTTACATTCTTTCTAAGTTCTGGGATAAGAATAGATCGGTATATTCTTTCTTCCGTTTGCCTGACGAAGTTAGGAATATTATTAACAAAAGTAGTTTCGGTGTTATCGGTATATTCCTTGATCGCATTTGTTATTTCTGTATAATTCATTTTTTGCTCTTGTTGGGTGCGTATAGATTATCAAAAATCTGGTTAACATCCAAGACATAATCCAAATCAGATTTAGAGTAGTGTATATGCTGTGATGGCAAGAAATCAGGTGGGCCTTCTCCTGTTTCAAACCATGCAGGGTGTGTAACACGCACTCTGTTGTTAGGCAACGCTACTATATTTCCTGTCCACGAACCTGCATCTAGTAACTCTAATACATGACTTTGCTTGTGTTGTGCAGGATCATCGGCTATCTCACTCTCTACATAATCCACAGTAAATAAATATTTAGCAGGGTAGAAGTCTTTGCCTATCTTTGCTAACCAAGGACATGGTGTAGCCCTATCCAAAACATACACAGCGTGGTGGAGGGAGGAACAATCCCACGGCTGTGCATAGTGGACAGGCATGGGTTCTGCCCACTCCTCAACTGGAGTATCTGCTACTAAAGCCGTAATTGGCATTCTAGCCCACATCGCTCCACCATGTACATTAGGCTCATCCGTGTCATCGGTTTCACAGCCTGTAAATATAACTTGAAAACTAAGACATCTATTTGGCATTGTTGTCACGGCAATAGCCATAGCGTGAAGGAACTCCCCATGATACTTCTGATGATTATGGGTATACTCCCTCCGTACCCAACATTTAAAATGTGGGATATTGCTTTGTAGATAAGGCATATTTTAGACTTTAGTTAGTTTGTATCCCTTAGCTTTAGCAGCAGCCCTTATCTTAGCAAGGCTCATTGTGGCTCCACCACCCTTCATCATTTTCTTCTTCATTGTGGCTCCACCCATAGCGTAGCCCTTTTTCTTCATAGCTCCACCACCACGCATCATCTGCTTTTTCATAGTGGTTCTACCACCTGCAGCCATGCCTTTCTTCTTCATCTTTCCACCACCTACATAACCCTTTTTATTTCTTTTCATCGGCATATCTTATCTCCTTAGCTTGTTGTTACCGTGACAATGCCAACCAGACCAAAGATTGGCGATATTTTTAAATCAAAGTCGTCAAACTGAGCAACACCAACAGACAACTCTAAAGGCTCTGTTCGGTCTGGTCTTGCGTCAATTATGGACTGAGGATCGTCACTCTTTATCTGACCAACAAAGTTTTGTGGATGATCTGGATCAACCACATCTCTTCCAACCCTCAAACCATTTCTTTTACCATTGGTAAACTCGTATACAAGGTCTTCCATTTTATAACGAAAGCCTGTCCTATCGCATATTCCAAAAGCATATTTTCCCTTAGCGTAAGCCATTAGACACTCGTAAAGAATGTATTATAGGGAACAAACTTTATAGAGGCTGTCTCTGTGTCTTCCCCTGCTGCTAATTCAAACTGAAACTCATACTCTTGTTTTAATCCTGCAACTCTATCAGCCACTTCTGGCTTCTTCATAGCTATGTAGTACGCCAATCCTGCTACAAGACACGGTACAAACCGTGGTGGCACGAAGTTCGTTGTGGTTCCTGTTATACCAGTTGCAATACTATCAATGCCTTTTAGTCTAAAAAAGGCTAACGTATATGTCGTGTCTGGAACAGGATGCAACGTAACTGTCGTAGAGCCTGCTAATCTTTGTACAAATATCTGTGTTGGCTTGCCTTGTGTATTCTTATTTGATTTTTGGGCAAACGTAGAAACACTTATTCTATTTACATTTGTGTCAAGCTGTGATGTTCCTGTGCCTGTCCTGATAGTATGCTCAATGATATCAATCGTATCTGATGGCATGGTGTATGTAGCTGTTCCTGCTGACAAAGATAATGTACCAGATTCTATAGTAAAAAGGTTTATACCTCTGTTTTGCCACTCTAATGTTAATATCTGAAAGCTACGTCTAGCTGTCTTTAAATCATAACCAGAACGCATTTCAAGCCCAGCTCTCTCAAAGGCTTCTTCAAATATCTCTGGTAAATCTGGTGTTACAACTGCCATTAGAGCCTCCAATCTCTTCTATTTATAATATTATTCCTCATTCTTTTCAATCACTAATGGTTTACAGTAGGCTGAGTAGGTATTTCTTGTTTGTCTCTCATTGTAAAAGTTTATCTTATTAGCATACCAATTACACTTATCTATGCTCCCATATTGTAAAGATTCATCGTAAATCTGTGTTCCCTCTAAAATTACCAATGCAAATACAAGCGTCTTCATTTTTTAAAACTATCATTTAGGCTGTCTAAAACTTGATCAATATTAGGAGGCTTGCCATGCGGGTCATATTTACAACGGTACTCATTTGGACAGGTTCCTTCAACCACTAGGGTATATGTATCGTTTGCACCTTTATAAAGGCATACTTGCTGTCCGTTTTTAGCCATAACTCTTTTATATCTCCTACAGGTTATGTACTTTGGGTCTTCTCTAACCCCTCGTCTAATCTCTTGTTCCCATGTCCAATCACTAAACTTCTTTAGAAAACAGGTAAAACATTGCTTGATATTCTCTGATTGTGCCACATAGATAATAGCTCCATCAGTACAAACCCACTCAAATGTTTCTTGACCACCTTGTTTACGGACACATTTATCCCTAGTCCGATAACCACCATCCTCTGTCGAAACCCATAAGGGTGTAGACGAAAAGACCAAGAAGACCAATGCCAATACTAAGAACAATGGTAAGTGCCACAATGCCGATAACCTTTTCCCTGAATATTTTCTTGTCATATATTTCTTTCTGCCTTCTCTTTCGTATCTGGCCTTCCATGCGTAGTAACTCATCCCAGGCAGCAGTGCCGTGACTTAGCTTTATATATTGTTGGAGTTCATAGCGTTGCTCCTCTAATCTCTTTTTAGCTGCGAAGGCTTCGATGGCTTCTTGCTCAACAGTTCCTGCTCCAAAGACCTTACGAAACATGGTAGGATTTTTAGCAGATTTGTGAGCTGCATCCACATCACTAACAGCACCCATCCAGCGAGATAGGTCTTGCGACATGGATTCAAGATCACGACCTGCCTGAAACGCCCGCTTAATCCCATTAAATGCCGTGGATGCTGTTGCGACAGCAGCCGAAATAGTTACTGGGTCGAACACGTTAGTATGTTTTACGCATCTTCAGAATGATAGTATATGTATCAGCACTAGAGTGACCCACAGTGGTAAAATCAATATCACCTGTCTTTCCAGACCCTGCGTTATTTTTTATACCACCAAACTCACTATAGTCATGATACCCACTCTGATTTTCACCTAACTCTATTATAAACTTGTCAGAGGTTGCATCGAAGAACATTCTAACCTTCATGCCTATGCACTGCCACCAGATTTTCTCTATGGCAACACTCGTACAAGTATTGCCATTTATATCTGATTCCAATGCACTGACATCGACCTTTTTAACGGCTGACTCACCTGTGCCATCAGAAATGTTTGTAAATTTCATAACAACGTGTTTGTCACCGTCAAAGAGGGTTTGTGATGTTACTGCATCAGCCATGTTATCCCCCTAATTACGCTTCGTAGCCAAACAGTTCTATAAGTAACTTTCCTGCTGTGTAGTCTGCGTTTGTTGTATCACCTAATGTCAAGTATAGAAACTCATCGGCTGCAGGTACGGCTGTAAATATAACAACACTACCCAATGTAGCATCTCCTGCGTTTACCAATAATGTTTCCGTTAAACTACTGATCGCACCATCTTCGACACCTGTACCTTCAGTAGCTGAGTGTACGTTGATATCTGGATCACCACCAGTAGGAGCCTCAAAGCAAGTCATTCTACCTGCTAAGATAGTTCCGTTTCTGGCTGCTGTGATTTGACCGATGTGACATACGTTTGATGTTCCGTCTACACCAATGATATCACCACTAGCTGTGGATCGTAGACCTGTAAGATCAATCAAGATACTTGTCCTGATAATCCCACCTTCTCTAATTACAGAACTTCTGTAAATAGTGCCTGTACCACCTGTGATACCTGTACCTGCTTCGGTAGCCATTGTATTTGCATCAAGTGAGGCAAAACCTGCTGATGATATAGACATCTGTGTGGTTTCTGTTCCTGTTCCTGATGCTGAGGCTATTGATGTAAAGCCTCCAGTTGACCTAATTGGCCCTGAAAATGTTGAATTGCCCATATTAATCTCCTTGTCGTGGCAAATGTCAGCTTACGCTGTCAAGGTGAAATTGTAAGGGGGCGAGAGATCGCCCCCAAGTTTGCTAGTTTACGCAGCTCCTGTTGAACCGTAAATTCCAAGTGGATCAGATACACCGAAAGAATATCTCTCTCTTGCCTTGTATCTTACGTTTCCAGTATTGAAATCACCGTCCATGCCAGTAGCCATAGGAGTTCTAACGAAATGCTTCATTCCGTTTGGAACGTCTGTGATGATGAAGAAAGCATCACTATCTGTTAGATAATGGTTAACAGCAAAGCCTTCTGGGATAGACCCATTAGACTTGATAGCGTTAATGTCATTATCAGCAGTTCCTGTTCTGAAATCTGTTTGTAGCAATCTTGTTGCTGTAAACATCAATGCAGGTGGAACAATCAGCTTTCTTGGTCTTGCTGCAATCAATAGACCTCTTTCATCTACGAAGGCTGCGATATCAATCACAGCTTGCTCTAAAGATGTTTCGTTAAGGTCTGCTGCTGTTGATGGTTGGTTTCTGTTATTACCACCTGCCACGGTTCCGTGGGAGGCACTAAATAGAAAGGCTCCATCGCCAGAAGTGAATGTATCAAAACCAGTGTTTAGAAGTGACGCTGCTTTTGTTTGCTTTGTGTAAGCCATAGCTCTAGCAAGTGCTTTTGTATAACGTGCTGATAGGCTGTCATACAAATTGTCTTCCATAGCTTCCTCTGTAATAGAGAAACCCATAGCCACTGTCTCGTGATTAAAACGAGCAGTGAATGACTCTTGTGCTACATCATAGGAGATGGCTGCACCTTCTTGCTTCACTGGGGCTGCACCGAACCCTGATAGCTTCACCTCTTCCTCAAAACTTCTGTCTGAGTTTTCGGTTTCGTAGATATCAGCGTGTTCGTTTTCATAGCCTTCATACTCCAATCCAAACAATGCGTTTAAACCTGGGAGTAACTCTTTTAAGAGATTTGCTCTACTCATTACAGCCATGATTAGCCTCCTCCTGGTGCTGCGCCTGAAACGACACCTACACCTAATTGATGCCCTGTGTTAAACTTACAAAGCATTATTGGGAATGATGTTCCTCTTTCGTCACCATCGTGACCTCCAAGAAAATCAACAATCCTTACAGGTAGTGAAGCTGTTGTAGCTGTTGTGCTAATATCGATACTAACACGAGAGATACCAAACGTGGCACTTGATGCTGTTTGCTCTAACTCTACGTTAGCACCAAGATCATCATCAGTGACTGCTCCGTCTGCTTGCACAGCAAACAAAATGTTTGGATCATCAGCAACATACGCCATACCACTGGTATGGGCTGCACCTGACCATTG